GTGTTGGTAGTTTGGTCTGCAATGCTTAAAGTGTCGGCAGCGTCAACATCAATGTAATTAGTCCCATCAATAGAAGATTGAAGTTTAGCGATGCCATCGGGAGCGCCAGTGCCTTTGGTTACTACTGCTTGAAACGAACACACCTCGTAAAAAATACTTGGCGTAATTGTTACATAAACAGTATTTGCATTGGTTAACGTTGCACCGTTATTAGTCATTGCAACGTATTTACTTGCGCTTGATGGTGTTTGTGCCATCGCTGCGAATGTCAACAGCGATAGGCAAATTATTAGTAGTTTTTTCATTTTATTTTACAAGTCCTTTAATAGTTAATAACTCGGCTACATTGGCTGAAACAATTACTTTATCTCCTGCCTTTAAGCCTTTAAAATCCTTGATAACTTCGACCTCAACTTCTTTAGTTGATTGAGTTACCTTTACGGCTTCTGATTTTTTTTCAGAAGGAGTAACATCAGAGGTGTTACCCTCTAATGTTACTTCATTTTTATCTCTTTTAGCCATCAGATTATGCTGTTTCTAATGCTGCAATGTCAGTCGCAAAAGTACCTTTAACAAAAGCCGTACGGTTGTTGTTTTTAGTTACCAATGCGCCTCTCCACTCAGCTATAATTGTACGCATGTTCTTAGTCCAGTCGTTACCATCTAAACCAATGTTAATCATAACACCTTGCTTTTGGTACAATACTGATAAATTAAAGTTACCCACTAAGTAAGTACCTGCAGTTACCAACGTGCTTCCAATCATAGGAATACCCTCGATTGTTAAAGTATCGCCAATATACATCAATGTATCAACATAACGCTTGTCAGTAGATGAAACTTTCAATAACTTCAATGCTGTGATGTCGCTTGGGTGCATCAATACTGCGTTTGGTGCTTCTTGGTTTGCAATTGCAATTTGGTTAATTGCCACACGTAAAACATCCGCGCTGTTAGCATTGTCAACAGTTCCCGCAAATGTACCTGCAGCGAAAGCAGTTGCAACGGTTCTAATCCCGTTTAATGCTGGTGCTGTACCATTGCCACTGTAAGCAGTTGACTCAACATCAAGCATTAGCTCTCTCATCAACTCGTTTCTGATTTCACTTTCGATAAAGTCAATATCATCAAGCATTTCGGTTGATACTTTAATGTAAGCTGTACGCTTAACTACAGCTTGCGATGCTACAACTAAATCAAAATCAATTTGATTCTTAGTTGCTCCCTCATCAGTTCCACCAGCGGCACCATCTTTGTTTGCTTGGTACACCCATGAAATGATGTTACTTGTGGCTTGTCCTTTAGCGAATAAATCAATCAAACGAATTTTACGAGTCGCAATGATGTTTAAACCTGGTATTCTTTGCTCCACTGGAACATTGCCACCGCTAATATTGGTTGATTCTAACATAGGCCCAACTACTTTAAATGCAAAACCTGCACCATGAGCGGCTGCTTTATCAACATCCTTTAATGATGCTAAATTAGCTTTGTTTTCTTCCAATGCTTTACGAATGTCGGTTGCTTGTGAAGTTAATGAACGACCTACATTATCCTTGTTTAGTTTCTCAATTGCTAAACCGTACTCTTTTAGGGCTTTGTTCAATTGAACCATCTGCTCTTTTTGAGCATTTGTAAAATCTAATTTTAAGGCTTCAATATCTTCTTTGCTTGCGCTTTTAGATATAGCTTCTTCGAGTGCTTTTCTCGCCTCATCGTTATACTCATTGTATAACTTTGCCATTTCTTCTGCTTCCATTGCTGCAAAAGAAACGCTTGTTAATCCTTTTGTTTCAAGGAATTTTTCAAACTTTGTCATTTTATTTTTTGTTTTTTTAAGTGTTAATAAAAAATTTGCTTTTCTTTTGCAGTGCCAACGCGGCTGCTTCTTTTTGAGTGCTTTCGAGCGGCTCAATATCTTGTTTTGGTATAGTAACGCTAATTGTCGGAGTTGCATAGTTGCTGCCTTTTAATACGGCGCTTCCCTCAATTATTTTAGCTTCCGTTACCGCCCAAAAACATTCATCTTCTTTTAGGTAATCTTTATTGGCCACCATTGGGTAATACTTATCCCAGTTAGCCTTTTCTTCCATAAATTGCCTTGATGGGGAGTTGATGCATAAGAATAAATTAATGTATCTCATACCAACTGAATGTTCTTTAACCCATCCATTTATGTACTGATTAAACATAAACTCGTTGCGGGCCTTACTTATTTCGGCCTCAAATATTAAAGCCTCTGTTTCGCCTTGCAAATCAGTAAATCCTAATTTTTCCCATGTAAACTTCTTTGTACTTGCATTTATTGTATCACTTATAACTTTATCAAATGCCATGCGATGTTCTTGAAGCAAATAAAAAGATTTAGTTTCGTTTAATGATTTTTTCCAAATGCCAGGGATGTGACAATCGTCATGGCTATCCACTAAGTTAGTGGTATTGATTACTACCTTTGCAGTAATAACCTCAACATCTTCGGGCGTATCAACATCGTCAATTAATGCCTTAACAACACCGTCTTTTTTATATTCTGTGGGTAAAGCATAGGCTACACAGTCGGCATACTTTGTGGCTGCCTTTTTTTCGGCCATAATGAGGTCTTTATTCTTTTGCAAGAACGCCCACTTTTCATCTTTAGAATTGAATTTTGGTAGTTTCATTTCTTTACTATTTTGGTGGCTAATTTCTTTTCTTTAATTTGCTCCAGTTCCGCTTTGGTTTTGGTTTTGCTCATTGCCTATATTGCTTTGTAATGTTGTTGATACTATTAATCTATCGGCATTTTCATCTTGCAATTCTGGTTTCCCCATTGCCAACCTTACTTCATTGGCCGTTAGTATTCCTTTCATTTTCATATCGGCCAAATCCTTTTTATTTTCCTGCAAGCACTCAACTTGGCTAAAATCTTGCCTCATTCTAACTTGCTGCCCCGGAAAATGATTAGTACATAAATATTGCGTATAAGCCTCAGCCATTTTATCCGAAAGCGGCATAATGCAATTAGTGTACATATTCTTTTGGGCCTCAACTGAATTATTGTAAGTACTTGCCGCATGGTCATTAAACAACTTGGCATCAAGACCAAACACATTGCAAAGTGTTCTTGTTGTTACTATTCCTTTCTCTAATAATTGCATATCGCTTGGAGACATACCTATTTGAATGTACTCTAATTTCTTGTTTGTAGTAATGACACGCCCAAAATTATGAGCGCCCCCCATTCTTTTGCGTAAAGCATCGTCAACTATGTTTGCCTCATCTCCTGTCATTGGCACAACTGAACTATCCGAAATTAAACCAGCCACGCCCTTATTGCTCAATATACTTGCATCGGCAATCCAACGCTCATTGCCTACCTTTACAACATAAGCCGCAACTTGCACCGGGCTCAATCCATAATCATACGTTTGTAAATTTGGGTTGTAGAATTTAATATGCTTTAATTCTTTTTGAGTATAAACTCTCGAAGTGCCACCAAAATTAAATTGATACTCTAATTGCGGGCTAAAAAAGTTTAAGTTTCGATTATAAATATTGATGGCCGAACTTGGTAATATATCCAATTCTTGAATCAAAGATGAATTAAATTGAGTGTTTCCAATTAAGTACACATTACCAGTGATTAATAAATAAAGCAAGCATTGTTCCTCAATATCGTTCCATGTATAGCCCTTTGTAACATTTGGCTCATCAATTAATTCATGCAAGGAAGTGTCATTTAGTTTTTTCCATGTGCCATCACTTCTCTTTTTTTCAATTACCCATGGCACTGACTTACTAATATCAACTATCCTCTTTATTATTGAATAAATATCTACATTTTCAGAATATCCCTCTTTTATTAGCGTATCGGCTTTATTACCCCAGTTCAATGGGGTGAATCCGCCAAACTCTTTCCAGATTACTTCGCGGTCATGCTCGGTTAATGTAGTTGTATTGGCATAACTAAGTGCCTTTAGTGCTAATTTACCAACTGCCTTTTGGATAAAATTCATTTATTCAATAAATATTTATCGCAAATGTATAAATAATTATTTGCATAAATCGCAAATTATTAAAAATATTTATTGATTATCGCAAATTAAGCGCCACCGATTGCGAGGGTGGAAACTGGAACAAGGTAATCAAAACCATACCTTGCAGGGTCTATTTGGTGGTTATAGGCATCAATTGGCGTTTCACTTCTTTTGTCATGCCAAATGTAATTTCTTAGTTCTTTTATGGTGTTTAAACTTTCTGGTGTAACTATAATTTGATAATCTTGCATTCGCTTGATGCCATTTCTTACACTGTCTTTTCCTTTTTGCGCTGGCATAACATTGAAATTTCGTTGCCTTAAATCGTTTATTGTTCGCGGGTCGGCACTATCTGCAATAATAATGCTGTTTGACGGTTGCACTCTTGTTCTTAAAGCATCGGCCAATTGTTCAGTGCTGTTTCCAGTTTTATACATACATTCTTGCAAATAAATAATTTTTCGCTTTTTATCCACTGCAATTTTAATTAATGAATCTGGATCGTTACTAAATCCGAAATCCAAACCGTAAACGTGTGGTAAACTTTCATCAAATTCTCCAGTGGCCCAATTTTGAAAAATAGCACCTTGCAATGTTCCAACCTCACCATCAATGTAAACACGGCACCAGTTATGCCAATATTCATTTTTTATGTTTTTAGGGTTTGACCTATCGCCAAATGGATTGTGGTATGCTTTGCCTAATTTAATATTTAACTCTGATAATATTTCGGGCGGGATAGCTTCATTGTCTTTATATGTCAATAAAAGAAATTCAGCATCTGATTCGGGTAATATTTCATCATGCACCCAAAATTGGCGGTCTGGGTTGTAGTCAATCCATATTAAATTACTCCTGGTTATTAATGCATCGGCAATACCATAGTCAATATGATTTGCCTCGTTTAAAAATAATACATCCCTTTTACCAGCGGCCTTAGCTTTTCCTACTGAATCGAATGCTGTAAATTGAACTGTTGCGCCATTAGCAAATTTATATTCCATCGGATTGCTTCTCCAGTGATCATCAATCCATCGGTTTGTATCGAACATAGTGTCTTGGAATATCTTAACAGCTCCATTTCTTACCGCAGGAATTGACTCGGCTACAACGGTTGTTAAATGTCTTGGGTTCTTTGTTGCATAGTCAATTGCAGCGACTGGTATTATTCCGTATGTTTTACCTGCTGATGTTCCACCTTGTACTACCCGCTTACGGGCTTTCATGGCCAGCAGCTTATTTATAGCCGTTGTCCTTTGAAACATATTTAAAGTGCTTGGTTAGGCTGCAAAGTACATTCAGCATCGCATTTATTTATAATTGCCTGCTGTGTTATGGTGTTGTTTACAGTTACTTTTAGCTTCAATGTATCTTTGTCGTATCGCTCAATAGTGCTTAATGAAACCAATAAATTCAATTCGTTGGTGTAGCAATCATATTGCACATTATAGTTAGCTTGATTAATAACCGTATCTACATATCCGCTTGCACGTTTGTACTTTAGCCTATAATTTTTCATCCATCCAAAAGTGTTAACTGTTACTTTGGTTGTTTCGCGTGAACTTGCATTTTTTTGTAACTCTTTTTCTTTGCTGCAGCTAAACAATGCTAGTGCAATCAGTAATGTAATTAATTGTTTCATGTTGATTTTATTTATTTATGTTATCTGGAAATAATGGTTGTTCACCCTTTACTGTTACCTCGCTTTTCGTTACCGCATAATCCCCAGCCATTTTGTTGAGTTCTGCAGTAAGTTCGCGCAATGTTTTCATCAAGTGCGACCGTTCAATGG